ATGGGGGGCGGGGGCCGAATCCTGGCTGGCCGGATTTTGGCCAGCGGCGCGCTGTTTCTTCTGGTGTCGGCTGGCGAAGGTCAGGTGGCGCTTGTAAATCGCGTCCGGGTTGAACTCTTCGAGCGGCTCGCCCTTGGCGGTGGCTGCGCCGGCGAAGCGATCGCGATCGAGCTTGTTCTTCTTCGTGCCGTAGAGCTGCTGCTCGTGCCAGTCGGCCTGCCTGGCGCGGTTGTAGGCGTGATAGTCCTGTTTGCAGTCGAGCCAGCGGGCCGAGCGGTCGAGATCGGCGGGATGAGCCAAATAATCCAGGTAACAGAAGAGCGCCGTGATCTCATCGTCGCCGAAGGCCGGATCGCTGGTCGTAACGAGCGGCCCACGGACCTCTCGCATGCACTCCAGGGCCACGGCTCGGCGCTTTTCGTCGTCGCCCTTGCTCCATCCGTTGACCCGGCAGGCGGCCGGCCAGGCGTCGCGGAAATAGAACGTGCGCTGGCGGGGATTCATGCGAGGCAAAGGGTTTGCTGCGCTCCGGGCTTCACCGCCGGCCGGATCTCCGTGTTTCTGCCCTGGACATAGCCTGCATACGCGGCGGCCGTCGCCAACGCGTCGGCCATCTTCAACGTTTTGAGTTCGCCGAAATGCTGAGCGAGATAACCATCGATCGAGAGAGACAGTTCAGTGCCCGTAACCTTGCGGTCCGCTGCCGGCGGCTCGGCCTCGTGGAGCTTTGCGAAGATTCCGTGGTACATACCAGCGACGAAGCTGTAACGGTTGCGCATCCGCCCTCGGTGATGACGCCAGCAGTAAGAGAAGTGGCGGACGAGGAAATGGTAGACGTACAGCGCGATCTCGATGTCGCTGGCCGTGCCGACGAACGAGAGTTTCTGCCCGCAGGTAGGCCAGCCATCGATGACATGCACCGCGCCGCAGGCGATCGGACGCACTCGGAAGAAGCGCTTCACTAACAGGGCCGCGAAGTGCCGATCATAGGTTAGGCGCGCCAGGGTGTCGGTGTCCTGATGGGTGATCGTCGATTTGGCCGCGTCCGGATTGAGGGAATCGACCGCGACATGGTACTCTTCCGCCAGGCGCAGCGCATGCTGCATGGCGAGTCCCGCTTCGTGCGGATTAGCGCTGCGCGCCAGGCGCAGCAGTTTCTTGATCTTGTCGATGATTTCAGTGGGAGCGTTCATTCCTGCCTCGCTATGGGTACGACGACGTAGGGTTGACCGCTACACAGCGGACTGAGTTTGAGCCAATCGCTCACCAGCGAGCCTTCGAGCTGTCCGGCCACTCGTTGTGTCCGTGCGACGGCGCGGTTCGCATCGCGTGTTTTCAAAAACATCGCGACCGGAGCGCCAGGGATCAACACGCCGCCGCGTTTGGTGCTGGGCGTCGCGGCCGCGTTATAGATCGAGCAAGGCAGGCCGCCCTGGGTGACGAAATAACCGACGATAGTTTTCATGGCTCTCAGGCGGCGCGGTCGAAGCGCTGGGTCTTTTCGCGTTCGGGCGTGGAGATGCCATCGATCGCGGGGAAGGGCTCCTTGGACGAATGGCTGAGGCTGGTGACCTGTTTGCCGGCGCGGGCGGCATTCCAGGCTTTGATCACGAGCCCGTAGCGGGTCACCTTACGATCCTTCGAGTCCACCCCGCCGCGATCGGCGAGCAGGCGCTCGCGGAGATGATAGACCGGGCTGACTTTGGTCAGGCCGACACCCTCGCAGAGTGCCTCGAAGAAGTGATCGCGCAGCTCCGCGTCGGTGGTACCGAAGAGATAATGAAAGAAGGCCGCCTCGGAACGCAGCAACATGAGGTCGATCTTGTTGCCGCCGGCGACCGTCCAGCCCACGGAAGAACGGAGCGACGCGTGCTTTTCGAGCAGCGGGGCGATTTCGCTATTCTCCATTACTTTCTGCGCGCCGAAGGGCACGCCGGCCAGCCAGCCCCGACCCCAGTACCAAAGCAGTTTCAGCGCAGCGGCGGTGATGCTCGGGTTCGCTTCGCCCAGCATTTCGAGCGTGTGTGCGCCCTTGCGCATTTCGCCGACGTCCATGCTTTGCTGGGCGATGTCGGGCAGGCCGGCCCGGACTTCGAGGGTGATCGGGCAGTTGGCCAGGATGACCGCCATCAACCGCGATTGGCCGTCGATCAGCCGGCCCGTGATCGAGAACTTGATCGTCTCGCCATTGACCGCCCAGCGGCCGGTCTTCATGGCCGTGGCGAAGCGCCGGATCTTGGCGCGCGACGGATGGCGGTTGCCCGAGTTGAAGGCCAGCCAGGCCGTGGCGATCGCCGGTGTGACTTCCACCTGGAAGCAATGCACGCGACCCGTGATCTTGGCGTGTTGCTGCTCAAGCCAGAGGCCGATGTTCGAAGTGGGCATCGTGAGGCCGGCGCCCGAACGCGTCGGTTCCGCGGGAGCAACCGCTGCCGGCGGATCGATCTCGACGGTCGGCGTCTCCGACTTCGGAGCGGGGCCGGCGGCGGCATCGGCGGTGTGAGATGACACTTTCACACCATATTTTTCAGCCAGAGCTGCCAGCGCGTCCTCATTGAACTGACGATATTTGGAGGAAGACTCCTCCAGGATGGCGGCAACGACGGCGGGATCGCATTCGCGCTTGCGGCAGACATAGGCGACGTTGGCAGAGGGGAAACGCGCCAGATGCAGCAAGGCAGGCATCACGGCGGAGAGGATTTTGGCGGTGATTTTCATGGGGAACGGCTATTTGCGAGAACGGTGGTTATAGCGAAATTCGGAGACGCCGGCGGCGATCCAGGAGAGGACGATGCAGATTGCGATCAGCGGTGACCCGATGATCACGAGCAGGGCGACCAGGAGGTTAGTCAGCCAACGCAGCAGGATCTGCTCTTCTGGGTTTGTGCTCATTTCGGGGCTTGTTCGAACTGCATGGGGATCGGGGCGGGCAAGGTCGGGCCTTTCGGCGCGGTCGCGCAGCCGCCGGCGAGGGCCAGCAGCGCGACGAGAAGGGCACTGGAAACGAGTCTTTTCATGGGACGAAGGGTTTGCTGACCGAGGTGATCTCGGCCGGCGTGAAGGCAAAGAAGGTCTGCGTCTGCGGTTCCCAGGGCGTCCAGAGGCCGTCGAGCAGCCATAGGTCGACCTCGTGCCAGCCGCGACCGTCGCTGCGGAAGTATTTCGCCCAGGCGACGGCGATACTCTCGACGTCCGCCGGGATCTCCGTGTCCGTGCTCTGGCGAAAGAGATCCACGGCCTCCATCGCCGCCCGGATCGCGTAGTGCTCGCACTGGTTGCCGCGCACCGCGTACACGGTCTGGCCACGCGCCGCGAGGTAGGCGCGATAGTACGGAGCGAACTGCTCCACCCAGGCGCGCGTGATGGCGAGATAGCGGGCGTTCGTGATCTCGATCGCCAGCGGCTGCAGCGCGGGGAACTGCGCCAGCAGCAGCCCCTGCAGTTCGACGTTGGTATGGACGGCGTAGGGCATGGCTACTTCCCCGGACGCTGCGCCACCGCGGTCTTGCCCGGCCCTTCGATCGTGGCGGTGCGGACTTCTTTCATGCCGAGCAGGAGCCCGAGCTTTTTCATCGTCGCCAGGCGGAAATTGATCTCGTCGGCAGACGGATATTCGATGTGGCAATTCGCTTCGTGGATCCGGATGAGCTGCGCGCGTTCGGTGAGTTCTTCTTTGGTGGGAGTGGGCATAAAAGTGAGAGTGAAAGTGAGAGTGAAAGGGGGGATTAGGAACGACCGGCGGGGCGGAAGAGGGCGGCCTCGGCGAGGTGACTGGCGAGGCTGCCTGTGGGCAGCGCGGCCGGACCGGTGGGCAGCTCCTGGGGCTCGACGATTTCAACGTTCTCGAAGCTGAGACGCGCGATGCGGGCGGCGTCGGTGGGCGTGGCGTAGTTGCCCACGTCGTTGATTGGATCGTCGCCTTTGATGCGCATGGAGAACCCGCCGCGTTCGTTGGGCACGATCAAGACGACGGCATCGTTGGCGACGGGCGGGCGCAGCGGCGTGGCCGTGCGGGGAGTGAGGAATGACCAGGTCATGGCGAAGAGAAAAGGGATTGAGGGACTGAGGGACTGAGGGACTGAGGGACTGAGGGAGAAAGGGGCTGATCAGCCGGTCCGGCCGATGGCCCCGCAGTTGCACGGCTTCATTATGCCGTTTGGATTCTGGTCGAGAGTGTCGCAGTTCGGATCGTGGACGATCGGTTGAACCGGCCGCGCAACAACCGGGGCGGCGGCGGGGAAGCCGAGCGAGGCGCGGAAGTTTGTGAGTTGCACGGGCGTCCACCGTCCAGACATTGCGGTCAGGAGTCGTTCGGCCTCGGTATTCCAGCGTGCGATCGCCTCGGGCCATTTGGGTTGCTCGATTGCCGCTGGCCCGAAGATTGCGTCCGCGTGTTTGCAGCCGGCGAGAAACGCGCAGGTGACCCCGCGTTTCTCGCTTGTGCGGCGAGCCGGATAAGACTCCGGAGTCTTCCAGCAGACCGGACAGGGCAAAACATCCGCGTTCATGAACCGCCTCCTTTCCCGAGCTGAGCAGCGAACCGCTCGGCGGCAGCGAGACACTTCTTGGCGTCCTGGAGCGCTTGGATAGCACTCGCGAGATGAAACGACCGCTTCGGGTCGTCGACCGCGCAGGCTGCCAGAAGGGCGAGCCGTGTCTCGCACACGCGGACATCCCAATCGAAACCGAAGAGCGTCGTCGTCAGCAACGACTCGATTACGGCGCGGTTTAGGCGACGCGGCATGGCGCTCATGAGCGGCCTCCTTTCGAAGGGCGGTTGCGGAGAGGCTTCAGGGCGTAGGAGGGGAAATCCTTTTTCGCAGACGTGCGGCAAAGGGTGTACCGCACCCGCGTGACCGTGGCCGGGCTGTCGATTGCTGGCGGGAACGCCAGGGCCTGCAGCAGATCAGCGTGCGCCTTGGGAGTGAGCTTTACCGCGCAGGGGTGAAGGAAGGCCGAGCTCAGCCAGAGCGCGGCTTCGCTGGTCTTCGTGTCGCGGGTCACGATCAGCGTGGCGGGGTGCTCGTCGTCGATCTTCACCGCGATCTTATAGGTGATCAGGCGGCGACTCATGATTCACCTCCATGCGCCATCGCGGACGAACGCCGTTCGACGGTGCAGTGCTGGGTCGGACCGGCATCCGGGAACACGTATCGCTTCGCGCGCATGGCTCGGTGCGTCTGGTTCGCGGGCCACGGCACACCGGTCTCGATCGAGACGCGCAACGCGTCCGCCAGCGGAACAACTTCCGGCCAGGCGAAAGCGAACTCGATGCTTACACGGTCGAGCTGGCGCTTCGCGAATTTCGCCTTGGCCAGGAGCTGAGCGCGCTGGCCCTCGAGGCGATAGTTCGCGCAAGCCAGGTAGCTGCAATAGACGACCAGGATCGCCGCGATGACGATGAGTAGCGCGATCATTTGCCACCGCCTTTCTTCGCCGCGACCATCTCATCGGCGAGCGCATCGGCCATGCGGGCCTCTGCGAGCGGCACGTAGTGGAGTTCGCCATAGCCATTCACCGAATAGCCGATGAGTTGCGCGAACTGCGCGCGGTCTGCGCCGCTGAATTGCATCCGCGCGATCGCGTTCAGATCGAAGCGACCGTGCCGCAGGAGGAAATTGACGATCTCGTTTTTCTTAAAGCGCACGCCGTCACGATCCAATACCATCGGCTGGAACGTGCGACGCGCGCGGTCGCGATAATCGCTCTCGCCGAGCACCGGCGTCCGCGAATTCCAGGCTGTGATGGCCTCGGACTTGGTGTCGCCGAAGCTCATCGGGTTTCCGGTGCATGCGATCGGCTTCCCAGGACAACCAAGCGACCAGTAGGCGTTCGGCAGCTCTGGCCTGGCGGTATTCTCGTCGATGAAGGTGAATTTCGGCTTCGCGCCGCAGAATGGGCACGGCAGAGCTTCGGGGAGAGGGCAGGAACTCACGCTGCACCGCCTTTCTTCGCCGGTGCGATCGCAGCCTTGCCGGCCGCGGTGAGTTTTGCTCCGAAGTAGGGATGGTGCGCGCCGGCCGGATAGACGCCCATCGCATCGCCGATCCAGATCAGATCCGGAGAGCGTTTCTGGATGGCGCGCAGCGTGGCAGCGAGCATGGGGTTTATTACGTCGCACCCCTCGCCGACCGCGGCCAGAGCGCGCTTTTCCTTGGCGGTGAGCTTGACCTGTTTGTTCGGTTTTGAGCTCAGATCGACGGGGGTATGGTTCTCGGCCTCCGTCCAATCCTTGTGCTCCACGAAAGCGTAGAAAGTCGCTCCGCATTGGCAGGCGAGTTGAATTTCCGTGGCGGTTTCAGCCGCGAGGTAGCCCTTGATGTCGGTCGCGTCGAGTTGCTCGCCGCATTTGGAACAATAGAGGTTCACACTGCACCCCCTTCGTCGTCTGCCACGGAGGGCGGTTGATAGGTGTCGGCCCCTTCCAGGTCGGCCAGGGTGATGCGATCGCGGTCGTCGAGCTGTGCGAATTTCTGCGCGCGGTTGAGTCGCGCGAACACGATCCGGATGCGCCCGTCGATGCGGCTCCAGCGTTCCAGGTATTCGAGTGCGCCCGTGCCATCGTGCAGGTGATAGGCGCGCGCGATCGCGCGCAGATCTGGCTCCGGGGTGTGCGCCGGCAGGCGGAGGATGTCGCTGAGTCCGCCCATCCGCCCGAGGAATTGTTCGAAGTAGCCCTTGGCGCGTCCGGCCGTGAGATCGTCGCGGAAAAAATCGTCGGTAAAACTCAGGATGAAGGTCGCCCCGGTATCGTCCTGCAGCTCCAGCAGGTAGTTGAACACCGGCTGGTCAGCGCCGGCGTGGGGATGGTACAGGCGCTGCACGTTGTCGATGATGATGCATTTCTCAGCGGTCACGTTCTCCCGGATCGACTCTTCGCGCGCGGAAGCGTTGTTGCCGATCTTCGCGTGATACTGGGCGGCCAGTTTGCGTTGAAAGGCCACGATCGAAGGCCGGGCCGGCGCCTCGAAGTGCACCATCTTTCCGTGGTTGTTGAGCAGGCGCAGATATTTGAAAATCGCGCTTTTCTGCGCGCCGGTCGGACCGGTGATCCCGCCGAATTTGCAGACCGCGCCAGGCGCCCAATGCTCCAGGATGAAACTGCGCACGAAACGATAGGTCGGGGTCTCGATGAAACCGAGTTTGCCCTGCGTCGTCATCTCCCGGTCGTGCTTGCGCAGCGCCGCCACGATTTCGCACCAAGCGGCAGGGTTGCCCTCGATGCGGCTCGTTCCTTTCTGGCCCTCCCTCGGCTTGCGCAGTCGAAAGTAATACCCCTGCAGAACGTTGTTAAAGTACGCCCGCGAGTAGCTGTAGCCGAGTTTTTCCGCAATCGCGCGCAGCAGTTCGAGGTTACCCTGGCACGCCTCGCGGCAAAAGCCCTGCGTCCAGATCGTCTCGGTTCGGGCCGGCTCGGGATAGTGCGCCACCATGTGCTCGAGGTCGGCGGCGCTCTTCTCGAGGAAGGTGCGCGGAGGAACCTTCTCCTTGAATGGGGCGAGCGCGGTGGACTCGTCGCGCACGACAACTTCGACGGCGGGCTTGTCCGCGGCGACGGTTTGTGTTTTGGTCTCGGGCATGTTCATGGTCTCCTGTTTCGGTAGCTGTGGACTGTGCCGTCCGGCGTTAGCGCGCCGGGCGGCGTTTGTTTAACGAGAGAGTGCGGCAATCTGCTCCTCGGCGTGGGCGGCGAGTTGGGCGGCGCGGATGATGTTCTTCTTGGCGCGCTCGCCGGTGGCAGCCTTCGGCAGCGGTGTGCGTTTGGCCGTGTCGGCGCGCGTGCCGATCTGCGCGAGGATCTCGGTGGCGTCTTCGGCGGCCTCGGCATCGCGGCGCATGAGGGGCGCGGCGGCGCGCAGTACGGGCACGAGGCGCTCGCGGGCCGCGGCGGTGCGCTGGCCGCACGCCTTGGCGTATCCTTCGGTGTCGCCGCGCGTCGGCACGAGCGTGCGTGGGGCCCAGCCGAGATAGCGGCCCTTCGCGTCGCACACGTGCAGGCGCTCCGGATCGAGCATCGAGACGAAGGTCGCGTAGCGCTCGCCGTCCGGAAGCACGGTCTTGTGCCCTTCCTCATCGACGGCCGTGCCCTCGTAGTGGTGCTCGCCGGCGCAGAGGCGGTCGTCTTCGAAGTGGAAGCGGCCGTCCTTGGCCACGCGGTGCTCCACGGCCAGGTCCTGGCCGAGCATCTCGGGGATCAAGTGCGCTGGCAGCGTGGCGAGCGACGGGCGCACGCACTCGGTATAGACCTCGTGCGGACTCATCCGGCGGCACGTGGTCAGCCGCGGATCGGCGAGCAGCGTCGCCTGGATCGCCGCACGCACGACATCCGGATACTCGGCGAGCGCGGTCTGGCGTTTCCACGCCTCGGCCGGCGACAGCCGGAAGAGCGGGGCCATGAAGCCGCACGCCGCCCAGCCCTCGAGATCGTGATCCTCGCGGCGGTTCATCCGCTCCTGGATGGAGTCGAGCAGCTCGGCCACCTGGGCGAAGGGCGGCGTCACGCCGGCCGCGATCAGCTCGCGCAGGTTGCGGGGAGCAAGCAGCGCGCACTTCTGCAGCTGCGTGAGGTGGTGTTTGCGGCCGTGCAGCTCCTCGGGTTCGTTCACCCGCGCGATGCTGCCGCTCTGCGCCGGCAGCAGCAGGCGGTCGCCCGTTTCGTTGTGCACCAGGTTGCCGAGGGATTCGAGGGCGGCCTTGATCTTGAAATTGCCCTTGGGCTGCCCGCCGTAGAGCCCCTGCGCGATCGGCGAGCCCGTCGTCTGGCCGCGCTCGATGCGCAGCGTGCCGCCCGAGAAATCGAAGAGCAGCTTCTCCACGCGCTCGTCGACGGTGGCCGTGCCGAGTTCCATCACGAGCAGGCAGCCCTCGGGGTTGTACCCGCGATTGCCCAGGATGTGCGCGAGCAGGAAAAGCATCTCGTGCGCTTTCAGGCGCTCCATCTTCCCGGTCGTGTCGTTCAGGATCTCGGGCTTCATGCCGCGGCCGATCTGGCAACCGGAGAGCAACTCCACGCAGTGGAACTGCAGCACGCGCCGCATGCCCTGCTGGCCGGGCACGCTGCAATAGAGGTCGTGCCAGATATCGTCGAAGAGCAGAAACGATCCGGGCCGGATCCCCACGCGCGTCTGCAGCACCGAGGGCAGCAGGTCGAACGCCGCGCCCAGGCCGATGCGCGCCGCGCGCTTCGTGAGCGCCGGCGGGCGGTTCTTTTCCGCCATGAGGTTGGCATACGAAAGGCCGCGCGGCAGATCGTGCGGCCGGCCCTCGCTCGGGAAACCGGGGATGGGTGCTCCGCCCCGCCAGCCACGGACCAGCTCGCGATGCGCGGCTCGGCCGCGGCCCATGAAGCGGTAGAAAAGCTGGTGCCAGAAAATCACCGTCTCCGGAGCGAGCCCGCTGGCGACGGACGGGACGCGAGCGCGATTGATCAGCGAGGTCCAGACGCGGCCACCGGCCACCCACCGGCCATAGTAAAGCTTCCGCAACGCGCCCTCCGAATACCGCCGGCCGGCATGCGTGCGCAATACCTCGGCCGCCAGCGCCGCGCGGATATTTCCGGAGGCATCAATCCGTTCCATCGCCGCCAGTCGCGCCTTGAGATGAGCCTTCTCTTCGTCCGGCAGCCGGCCGTATTCCGTCGAGGCGACCATCGCGCGATAGACGGCTGACTTTGTGGCGACCAGGGCGGTATCTTCGTAGAGCGAGAGCGTCATCATGGGGCGAGGGGCTTGGGGTTACGGTTTGGAGTTTCCGGCTTTGGGTTGCAGCGTCTCGGCCACTGCCCTGGCGGCGTCGAGCAGGTTGCCATGCAGCTCGCGGCGCCGCGCCTTGGTGCATTCGTTCCACCAGCGATCGTCGGGGCCGAGCGCCTCGGCGAGCAGGCTGTTGAGTTCCTTGGCGCGGGGCTCCCAACCATCGTTCTCGCCCGCCTCGGCATCGTCGCTCTCTCCGTTCTTCTTTGGGTGATGTCCGCCCTTGGCGCCGCTGGCCTGGGAGGCTTTGGTCACGCCGCACGCCAGGAGGAACTCGAGCTGGGTCTGCCCGTCGCTGATCTTGTGCACGGCCAGCTTGAGCAGCTCCTGCTCGGCCGGGGTGAGCGCGCCGGGGTTCTTCTCCAGGATGGCGCCGAGATCGATGTCGCCCTTCTTGAGCCGGGCCCGCGCCGCCCGCGCCATTTCCATCCAGCGGGCGGCGGTATCGGCCGATATTCCAAGCTCATTTTTGACTGCCTCGCCCCAACCTCCCGCACAGTGCGGGAGGTTAAGTGGCTGTTTGTCCGTACGCTTACCGCTCCGCATGCCGAGTTTCTTGTGTAGCGCATCGAGTTCTAGGCCAGCCATGATCTGGGCGGCCAGACTGGCGCGCTGGAAGAGCGTTGCGGCCTCGACGTAGCGGCGGGCCTTGGCCCATGGGTCGGCCGGCGGATCGACGACGACAACGGTCGAAACCGCGGCGGCGGGCTCGATTTCAAGGGGCGGTTCAGAGGCGCTTAAAGCGGTCTTAGGCATCGGAAGTGAAAGAGAAAGTGAGCCGGCGTTGCTGTCGCTATGCCGAGCCGAGGAGGTGAACGCCTTGCTCTGGGTAACGATGGCTTTGGCGTATTCGTGGCCGCTGAGACCAGCCCGGTCCGCCTTCGCTTCGCAGCGATGCGCCAACAACCCGCGCTTCGTGAATCCGGAGCGGTGACACAGCGGGCAGGCGTAGAGGATCTCGTCAGCGGGTTTCATGCGGCGCGTGCCATCCGTTCGCGGGCTTCGATCCGGTCCTTCTCCACTGCCAGCAGCGCGTGATACCGCATTCTCTCACGGAGCAATTTCCGATAAGCGGCCGGGACCTTGAAATAGCGTGCCAACCTCCAGGAGATCGATAGTTCGCTCGCTGCCAGGGTGTGGGCGTAGGCCGGTTCGAGGTAGAAATAGTGCCGCAATATCTTGGGTTTCATTTGCTGAGGAGTTGGCCGAGGGTTTGGTGTAGCAGCGCCTGCTCCGGGCGCGGCAGATTCACGATCACTTCCACGAGCCGTTCGCGCAGCTCCGGTGGGGCGTAGTTGGCTTTGCGCGCCAGCAGCAGGATCACACCAGCGCGGCGATACCGGCGGTGCTGGCGCTGGCCCTTTGCCGCGTTGAACTCGTGACCCAGGAGCTGCGCGTCGTCGAAGAGCCGATGCACTGTGCGCTCGTCGAGCCCGCAGGCCGTCGCCACCTCGTCGGCGCGCAGCAGCTCTTTGCGCGGCAGCAGGAAGTCCAGGTGCTGCTGCCAGACGGCGAGGTCGATGGGTTTTGGGGCGAGAGCGGGCACGTTCAGAATTCACTCGGGGTTACTGCGCCGACGTGCGCTCGCGCGGATGAGGCGGGCAGTTCCGCGATCTTCTTCAGCAGCCGCCGACTATGCCGGTGACCCTGCAACACCAGACAGAGGTGCTGGTAGGTCACACCCAACACGGGCGCGGCGCGGCGGTAGCTCCAGCCCTTTGCCCGGAACGTTCGTTTCGCGGTCGCGGGAGTCATCGGGATTGGTGGGCGCGGCCGATGCTGCGGGTGTCGGCGTGGTCGCGTAGGCCGGCCGGGTCATAGGGCCGCGCCCACGCTCGCGGGTGGGAGCTGATACCGAGCGCCCGAGCCCGGCGCGTAATCGCTGTTTTTTGGGCTTTAGTTTTCATGCGTTCTCGTGTGAACATCGGATTTGTGATAACGGACAACCGATGAAGCAAGATCAAACTATCGGGAAACCGATATTTTCCACCGTGCTTAAAGACGAGATGGAGAAACGCGGTTTAACCCAAGAAGCCGTTGCTTCAGCAGCGGACGCCTCCCAGGCGACCGTCAACGGTTGGTTGTCCGGATCGATACCCCGAGCCGATGCGCTCTATCGACTGGCAAATCGGCTTTCCGTTACGATGGAGTATCTACTGACCGGCCAAGAGATCATCGGCGGCATGGTGATGGAATCGCTGCCGCCACATGCTTCACTCGAGGCGCGCCGCCTCATCGACGAATTGCTTGAAAAAGCCCGCGCGCTCGATGCGGAGCTAAAAAAAATTTAGCCTCGCTGTTCACGGGCGAACAAACAAAAAAGGAATTATGGCCATCCCCCGCTGCCCCAAGTGCGACAGTACAACGTTCGAGATGCAGGAACTGCCGAAAATCAAGAACGCTAACTTCCGACACCAGGTGCTTAATTGCACCTCTTGCGGAGCAATCGTAGGGACGTTCGAGCTTTTCAACGTGAACTTCCGCCTTAATAAGCTGGCTGAGAAATTGAATATAGACCTCGATCGGTAGCCATGAAGTCGAAACTCCTCGCGGCGATTCTCGGGCTGGCAATCGCGCTCTGCGGGTCTCGATTGAGTGCCGGTGAACTGCGGAGTTTCATAACTATCGAAACACGTCCGGTGGATGCCACTGTCGCGATTTCCTACTTTGACGGATCAAAAGATGCGCTTCTGGAGCGAAGGGAAACGGTGGAACGATTACTCACTTTCAATGTTCCGAATTCCCAACGGGGGGCGATCAAGAGTATTTGGATCACGGTCACAGCCGAAGGATTTTTAGAGGAAAAGAGGATGGTTAACCTTTCGCGCACGCGAGAGCATCACGTATTCGAACTGCGGGAGTTCGTGGAGATGGCTTCCGCCCGTGATGGGCTCAACCTGTTGGCGGAGTATGGCCTCAAGCTATCGGACGCGGAATTTCTGTCCGAGCAGCGCCGCCTGGCGAAGATTCCGGCGTCTGCCCGCACGACAGAAATTTCTCGCATGCGAAAGGAGTTTATCATCGAGGCCGCCGCGAAACACGATGAATGGCCCTTGGAGATTAGGACGGCGGTCGTTACAGGCCGTCTGCTTGCTGGAATGTCTGGCGACGCGATTCGCTTGGCATGGGGGCAGCCCCAGATGATAAACAAAACCACCGATGGCCAATGGCTGAGCGAGCAATGGGTATGGAACAAAGGACTTGAGCGCTATGCGTATCTCAAGAACGGGACTCTCACCACTTGGCAGGAGACTACTAAATCAGATTCCACGCGGTAGATTATCGCGAGCTCTCCTCTCCGCCTGCATCCTCGCCCTGAGCCCTTCGACCGGCTCAGGGCTTTTTTGTGACCCCATTTTCCGCGCCGCGCGCAAAATAGTCTGACTGCAAGGACAGCAGCGACTGCAAGGGTCACGCTCGCGGGCGGATTCTGGTTTACTGGACCGCAGACAGTATGCGAATCACCCCTACAAAGCCAGCCCAAAGCCGCCGCGCTGCCCCGTTTCCTCGGCCCGTGATCGTCGACGTGCGGGCACCGCGCCTCACGCAAGGTCAGCGCGATGCCATCGTGCAGCTCGTGCGCGACAACTGGGCGGGCATCACCGGGGCTGATTCCGGCGTGCGCGCCACGGGGAGGCCGGCGTGAGTAAAATCCCGACCAGCCGCATCGACGGCGTCGAACCGCATGCGCACCGCCAGGGCGATGAGGTGATCGTTGTCGTCAACCTCGACGGCGTGCGCCGCGGCCTGCGGTTTTCCGCCCCGGTACTCGACCAGGTCATCAAGACCGGACTCGTCGGCCTGGCCCTGCGCGGCTCTCGCCGGGGCCCCAAGCCGAAGACGCCCTGGCTGACCAACTACCCGCCGCTGGAGTTCGCGGCGGCAGCGCCGTCCTGACCCTTCCCCTTTCACTCTCACTTTCACTTTCCCTCCCAACCATGAAATTCATCCTCCGCCTGGTCTCTGTTCTCGGGCTGCTCCTCTGCGGCCTTTGCGTTGTTTCCGTCGCCTTCGCTCAAGACGCCGCGCCCGTCGTCGCGCCGCCGGCCGGCACGGACTTCATCACGCAGTTCATCGTCGGCTTCGCCAGCACGCATCCGTGGCTGGTCACCGTCGCCTCGATCATGGGCGCGTTTCGGCTGCTGTTCAAACCGATCATGGGCGCCATCGAAGCCTACGTTAAGTCCACGCCCACGACCGCCGACGATGCTTTCTTCGAGACGGTCGAGCACTCAGGCACGTACAAGGCCCTCGCCTGGTGTCTCGACTGGTTCGGCTCGGTGAAGATCGGCCCGCAGTTCACGGCGAAGCCGGAAGGCCCGACTGTCATCGTTCCGCCTGCCGGTCCGGCTGCCGTCTAAATGAACCCGTTCGCGCTGCTCACTGCCGGCCTGCAGGCGCTCGTCGCCTACCTGCAGCTGCGGTTGGTAAGCGCGCGGTACGACCTCCAACGCCGCATCGAATCCGACATCGCCGCCGATGAAAACGAAATCACTGCTCTGCGCGCTCGTGGCGATGACGCTAGCCAGCGCGCTGCTGACCGGCTGCGCGACCGTGTCCTCCGCGCCAACGGCATCGCGGCAACTCTACCAGCCGCGAGTCCTGCAGCTGAAAGCCGGCCAGCCGGTGCCGACGCTGGCGGGAACGTACACCCCGCAGGTTGACGAGACCTGGCACAGCGCCGCCGCCTATCAGGATCTCGAAGCCAAGTTAATCGATACCGCCGCCGCCCTCGCCCAGGAACGCAATCGACCGAAGTAGCAGACGGATTTTTGCCCACGAAACACACGAATCCACACGAAATGAATCCCCTGCTTTTCGCTGCACTGCCCGAGTCGGGTTACATCGTGCTCGGCTGTATCGTGCTCGGGCTTATTGCGTTTGTCGGCGGTGGCATCGCGTTACGTTTTCTCCGCGAGACGCGCCGCGAATTGGCCGAGGAACTCAAGCGGGAGATCACTTCCGGCAAAGAGGCTTCGGCCGTTTCCGTGCAGCAGCCGCTCGTAGTCGCCGCGCAGCGGGAATTCATGGATCGGACCGAGTGCACGAAGATCCACGATAAGATCGTCAATGAATTCGCTCACGAATCGGCCGCGCGGCGGCTGATCTACAAGTCCATCGAAGAGCACGCCAAGGATATCGCCAGCCTCAAGCACGTCGACGAGCGCATCACACGCGTCGAGCAGGCTGCAACCACTCGATCCGCCCAGCTCGAGGCCAAACTCGACGGCAATACCCAACTCACGGCCACGATCGGCGGCAAGGTGGAGCAGATCAACCAGAACGTCCAACTCGTGCTCAACGCGCTCGCTCAAAAACGATGAACCCCGCCGAGAAAATCCGTCTGCACGTGGCCGTCTCCCAGGTGCTCCGCAGCCAGGGCGATGCCGGGCTGAACGAAGACGGTCTGCTACTGGCCGCCCGTCTCGCTGGTTTCGACGTCACACTCCCGGCGCTGCAGGTGGAACTGCGCGCCCTGGGCGATCAGAACGTGATCGCCGCCTTCACTCCGCTCAGCGGCAAGCGCTATCGCCTGACGGCGATCGGCGAAAGCAAACTCGCGGAGGCCGGCTTGTGAGCACCGATCGCCACAACACGCAGCTCATGTGGATCATCGTGCTGCAGCTGATCGTGGCCGCGATCTGTGCCTTCGCCCTGGTCCGCCTCTCCGAACGCATGCACATCATGCTGCTGCCCGAGAAACCCGCAGCGCGGCCGGCTTCTCTACCGTCCGACCGTCAGACCGTCCGACTGTCCGACCGTGCGGATCTCTTTTCGCGGCCAACCCGCGCTCCTGGTCCGGTAGCATACGCCGCCGTGGCGGGTTTTCACCGGCCCGCCGCGGCCCACCGGCCGCCCGTCCACCGTCCGACCGTCTACTGATGTCGCTCGCCGAACAACTACCGGGGCCGAAGTTTGCCGAGCTGCTCGCCGAACTGCGCGCGCTCGCGGGCAAGCCGACGCTCAAGCAGATCGCCGACGTGATGGTGCGCTACGGCGTGACGTCGCCCACCGCGAAGGACGGGCGCCCCTCGCCGATGGCCGCGAAGACGCTGCGCGACGGTCCGTTCAAGCGCTACCTGGAGCGGCTCAACTCCGGCCGCGAAACGCGCGAGGCCCTCTGCGCCGCCGCCGGCGCCGGCGTCCATCCCCTCGACGCGATCGAGGAGGCCATGGTCATCGAGCTGCAGGACCATCTCACCGGCGCGGAGAGCGGCGAGGTCGACATCAAGTTCGTGGTCGACCAGCTCACGAAGCTGCGCGCCTCGATCTCCATGCGCGAGGACTCTCACCGCAAGCAGACCGATCTGGAGCGTAAGCAGCGGGAGACCGCGTCGAAGCTCGAGCTCGCCGAAAAGCAGCTCGTCCTCCGCGACGAGCAGATCGCGAAGCTGCAGGCCGATGCGAAAGATCGCACCGAGCGCGCCGCCCAGGCGAAGGCCGCTCTCACTGGCATCAAGGCCAAGGGCGGGATCACCAAGGAAACGCTGGCCCAGATCGAGAAGGCCGCCGGTTTACTCTAATGGCCGTCCGAACCAAAGACACTCCGTTTGCCGGCAAGGCGAAGATCATACCCGCCCGCGACACGCTGCTGCTCGGCTATCAGGCCCGCTGGATCAAGGACGACTCCCGCCTAAAGCTCATGGAGAAGGCGCGGCAGATCGGTATGTCCTGGTCGACCGCCTATCGCCTCGTTTCCAAGAAGAGTCTCACCGATGCGCGGCTTGATGCGTGGATCTCCTCGCGCGACGATCTGCAGGCGCGCCTCTTCCTGGAAGACTGCAAGAACTTCGCGGCCATCCTCCAGGCCGGCGCGCAGGATCTCGGCGAGCGCGTCATCGACGACAAGGGCCACTCGGCCTACGTGCTCCAGTTCGCGAACACTCTCCGGCTGCACTCGATGTCGTCGAATCCCGACGCGCAGGCCGGCAAGCGCGGCGATCGCGTGCTCGACGAATTCGCCCTGCATCCCGATCCGCGCAAGCTCTGGTCGATCGCGTATCCTGGCATCACCTGGGGCGGCTCGATGGAAGTCATCTCCACCCATCGCGGCTCGGCTAATCCGTTCAACGAGCTGGTGCAGGAGATCAAACACAAGGGCAACCCGAAGGGTATCAGCCTGCACACCGTCACGCTCCAGGACGCGCTCGATGCCGGGTTCCTCTTCAAACTGCAGTGCAAGCTCCCGGCCGACGACAAGCGGATGCAGATGGACGAGGCCGACTACTTCACCTTCGTCCGCGCCGGCTGCCTGGATGAGGAGAGTTTCCTCCAGGAGTTCTGCTGCGTGCCGGCCGACGATGCGTCGGCGTTTCTCTCCTACGATCTCATCGCCAGCGGCGAATACCACCTCGATGAAAAGTGGGAGACCGACCTCGCCGATGCCAAGGGCCAGCTCTTCCTCGGCGTGGACGTCGGCCGCGAGCACGATCTCACGGTGATCTGGGCGATCGAGCGTCTCGGCGACACCGCCTACACGCGCCGCATCGTGGAGATGAAGGGCCAGACCTTCGACGCCCAGGAACACGCGCTTTACCAGCTGCTCGCGTTGCCCCAGGTGCGTCGGTGTTGCATCGACTGCACGGGCATCGGCCGGCAGTTCTCCGAACGGGCGCAGCAGCGTTTCGGCACGTACAAGGTCGAGCCGGTCAACTTCACCGGTCCGGTGAAGGAAGAGCTGGCGTACCCGGTGCGCGCCGCCTTTGAGGATCGCACGGTTCGAGTCCCGAACCGGGCAGAGATCCGCTCGGATCTACGCGCCATCCGCAAGGAGACGACTGCCAGCGGCAATATCCGCTTCACCGCCGACCGTGGCGCAAACGGCCACTCAGACCGCTTCTGGGCGCTGGCCCTGGCACTGCACGCAGGGAAGTCCACCGGCAGTCTCACCCCTCCGGTCGCCTGGCCGCACGGAGGTGAGCGCCAAACCGCCCGTCGCGAAAGGAGCGTTGAAGCGTGAATCCGAAATCCAAAGCCCGCGTTCTGCAACCGGCCAAGCCCGCCGCCGCCACGTCCGCCCCGCGCCCGCTCACGCTCGCGCAGCGCGTCGAGGCCGCCAACCGCTGGCGCGAGACCTACAATCCGCTGCGCGGACTCACCATCCGCCGGGCCGTCGAGCTCAGCGAAGCCTATTTTCGCGGCCAGATGGCCGACCTGCAGTGGACGTATTTCTTCATCGAACAGACCGACCCCGACCTGACCGCCCTCCTGGAGTTGTCCTTCGGCCGCCTGCTCGAGATGGATTGGAACATTCTCACGCCCGAGGATGCCGATGAGAAGCTCGCCACCGAACAGGAGGCATGGCTGCGCGAGCGGTACGACGCGATCGACAATCTTTACGACATGTTTGAACACATGGGCCTGGCGCGCTTCCGCGGGTTCGGCCATTGCGAAAAGTGGCTGGGCGCCGATGGCGAGATCTCACACCTCGAGATCGTGGACCAGTGGAATGTCGAGCGCGACGGCCTGCGCGGCGCCTGGAAGTACAACCCCACCGGCCGGACCACGAATTTCCGCGCCCTGCCGGCCGAGGCGTTGATGCCGCCCGAGCAATTTCTCTTCCGCCAGGTCGCGCGGCCGGTGAACCGATTTGCCCTTCTCAAGTTCGTCCGCTCGAATCTGAGCGAGAAGGACTGGGACGCCTTCAACGAGATCTACGGCATCCCCGGCGGCGTAGTGATCGGGCCGCCCAACGTGCCCGAGGGCCAGGCGGCTGTTTATGAGGATGCCGGCAAGAAAGTCTCCGAAGGTGGCACCGGCTACCTGCCCAACGGCAGCGACTGGAAGGCCAACACCGCCGCGCGCGGCATGCAGCCCTTCAAGGAGCGGCTCGATCACCTCACCGAGAAGCTCGTGCTCGCCGGAACCGGCGGCAAGCTCACCATGCTTACCGACGCCACCGGCCTGGGCAGCGGCGCGAGCGATACGCACGGCGAGGTGTTCGATATCATCGCCTCGGCCGAGGCGCGACGGATCTCCGAGATCTGCAACAAGCAGCTCTCCAAAGCCTGGCTCGAAGCGAAGTTTCCCGGCCAGCCGGCCCTCGCTTACCTGGCACTCGCGGCCAACGAGGAGACCGATACGAGCAAGATCGTCGGCGACATCAAGCTGCTCTCCGACGCCGGCTACCAGGTCAAGGTCTCCGAGGTCACGGAAAAGACCGGTTACACCGTCGAACTGAAAGCGGCGCCGCCTGCGCCGCCGGCGGTGCCGGGCTCCCCCGCCGAAGACTTGGCGAAGACGGGCTCCGAGTCCGACAATCCAAAGCCGGAAACTCAGAACCCAGAATCCGCAGTCGCGGAGCCCGATCCCAAGAAAGCCGCCATCGCCAACCGCGCCACGGTCGCCGCTGGCGTCGAGGAACGCTTCCTCGCCGCCTCCGCCGCCGAACTCACCGCCGCCGAAAAGGCCGACTTCCAGCCGCTGCTCGATCGCGCTGCGCCCCTGCACGCCTCCATGGTCCGCCTGGCCGGCGAGACCGACGATGCTGCCTTCGCGGCCGAGCTGGCCAGGCTGCAGCCCGAACTGCTGCGCTTCCGCCAGGATCTGCCCTCTCTGGAAAAGCAGATCCTGACCACCCACCCGAACCTCGAAGCCGCCTTCAGCAACGTGGTCGGCACGGCCCTCCGATCCGGCCTGGAGGAAGCCGCGGCGGCCCGGAAACCCGATTTTGCCGCTACGGGCAAAAGTCGGCCTGGAACGCACAAAGGGGCGGGGTCGAAGCCCCAGGGCCGGGAACCGGCCTCTTAAAGCCTCTTAAACGGCATTCTGAGCCTTCCATTTCACCAAGCCATGACTCCCGAAACCGCAATTCTCGCCCTTTCCCATCCGGTGGCCATTATCGCCAACCGGGACTTCAAGCTGCCCGACGACGGTTTTCTCCAGCTCTTCCCGTTCGCCGAGGTGCCGGGACCGATCGAAAACCCGGATGGAACCTCCGTGCGGGTCGTACAGATCCTCGATGCCCCGGCCGCCGACGCGTTGCTCACCGCTTTCCGCGCCGAGGCCGCCCAGCCCAATTTCGGCGGCAAGCTGGTGGACTTCGAGCACTTCTCGCTCGATCCGAGCAAGGAATCGCGCGCCGCCATGTGGATCGAGGAGATGCAAAAGCGCGCCGATGGCGTCTATGTCCGGCCGCGCATCACCAACAGCGGCGAGGCCGCGCTGAAGGGCGGGGACTACCGGTTCCTCTCGCCCGTGCTGGAGTTCGCCTCCCGCACGTACCGCACCGGCGAACGCGTGCGTCCGATCGGCCTCCACAGCGCCGGCCTCACCAACGATCCGCGCGCCAAGGGCGGCAGACCAATTTCTAACCGCAACGGCCCTGCCGCGGCGGGCAACAACCAACCCGAACCCACAATGAAAAACGTGAATAAGGAACTGGGTCTGGCGGAGGACGCGCCCGAAGCGTCGACCGTCGCCGAGGTCCAGACGATCAAGAATCGCGCCACCACCCTGCAGAGCCAGGTGACGGCGCTCACCAAGGAACGCGACACCCTCCTCACCGCCCAGATCGAGCGCGATCTCGACGACCACAAGGACGTGATCGCCGACCGCGAGGCCGTGAAGGCCCAGCTCGTCGCCAACCGCGCCGGCACGCTGGTCGTGCTCGGCGGCTTGAAAAAGCCGGCCAAGAAAGACCCGCCGGCCCGCATCACCAATCGCGACGGCGCCACGCCGCCCGAAGCCGATCCGGCCGCCTCCGCCGAGGAGACCGCCGCCGACAAGTCGCGCGCCGCCAAGATCGCGAATCGCGCCTCCGAGTTGCGCAAGACCACGCCGAGCCTCACCCGCTCGCAGGCGTTCCAGAAAGCCCAGGACGAACTCACCGCCTAGCGCGGAGCGCCCCGCCTGCCCTCAGTCCCTCAGTTCCTCAGTCCCTTCCTCCCTCACTCCCTCAGTTCCTTCCTCCCATGTTCAATACAAATCCCGATCAAACCAACACCCGCCCGGCCGGCCCGTTTGCGGTCCTCGCCGGCGAGGATCTCACCGGCATGCGGTCCCGCCTGGTCAAGCTCACGCACGACACCGGCATCGCCGAGGTCAAGCTCCCCACCACGATCAACGATCTCCCGCTCTACCTCCTCAACGAGGAAGGCATCGATGCCTCGCTGGTCGCCGTCGAACCCCTGGCCGAGGGCGGCCCCTCGCGCCGCGTCGTGCTCAAGGGCACCTGCAATCCCGGAGACGCGCTGGTGCTCGCCGCCATCGCCGGCGCCGATGCCGGCAAGGTCCGCGCGCTACCTGCCACGGCTGGCGTCTTCATCCAGGTTGGCACGGCCGAGGAAAAAGGCATCGACACGCAGCACGTGTTGCTTCGCCCGACCCTCAAGCTGCTCGTCGTGCCGAGCGTGGTGGCCGCCCCCGCCGCCGCCGCGCCCATCGCCGGCGTGTTCGCCGGGCTCAACTCGACCGCGGTCAATCCGACCAAGGCCGACTTCGACGCGCTCCTGGCGCAGTGCGAGATCCTCGCCCTGTCGCACATCGCCCTGCGCGACAAAGCGACGGCCATGCACACGGCGGCGGTCGCCAACGGCCAGCTCGTCATCGCCTGAGCGTATCCCCGCCCTCAGTTCCCCGCAACGCAATCCCTCATTCCCTCAATCCTTAATTCATTTCACCCATGTCTCGCATCTCAAGTCTCTGCGCGAAATCAACCATTCGCGAATACGCTCAGGGGGCCGCCCAGGAAGGCGTCTCCAAGGTCGCGGATTTTCTCGCGCCCACCGTCGAAGTCGCCAAGGCGACCGGTTTCTTCAAGATCTACACCGAGAAGTCCCGCTTCCGGATTCCCGATACTCGGCGCTCGATCGGCGGGGCGGCTGCCACGCTCGGCTGGGATCGCAGCGATGGCCTGTACAACGTCGAACCCCACGCGCTCGATGTGCCCGTCGACGTTGCGGAAACCGACGATGAAGACACGATGACCAACTCGCTCCAGGAGGCGGCCGATCTCGGTTCCGAGGTCGGTTCCCTCTCCCACGAGAAGGAAGTCGTCGATCTTGCCGTCACGGCCACCACGGGAGGCGTGCAAAACATCGATTTTGCCGCCGCCCTCGATCCGATCGACCAGATCGATGCGCACATCATCACGCTGATCAAGTCCGCCAACTATGGCGGCATGATGGGCGTGCGCCTGCTCCTCGGCCTCACCTGGGCTCGCCGCTTGAAGAACCATCCGCTCATCCGGGCTCGGTTCCCTGGCGCCGCAAAGGTGTCGCCCGGCATTGACGAAATCATGTCGCTGCTGCTCACCGCGCCGCAGGTGCAGATCTCCACGCTCGTCTATGACGATGCGCCGGAGGGCAAGGCAAAGGACATCAAGTTGATCCTCGACACGAAGGCGCTGCTCTTCGTGGCGCGCGACAACCCGACCCGCCGCGATCCGTCTTTCATGAAGACGTTCCGCCAGCGCGGCCGGTGGATGGCCCCGCGCAGCTACACCTCGGCGGACGGCCGCCAGGAATTCGCCGGGCTCGACTGGTCGGGCAAACCCTACGTCACGAACACCACCGGCGCCATCCAGCTCGGCATCTCAAACTGAGGCCCCGGCGGTTTCTTCGAGCTTCCGGCGTAGAGGATGGAACAAGGCTTCCTCCGCCGGCGGCTCTTTAGAGCCCGCCGCTCCCGATAACCGATAACTGCCAGCCGATAACTCCGCCGCTCCCCTCAGTCCCTCACTCCCTCACTCCCTTCCGCTCATGTCCGTCCCCTGGCTCACTCTCACGCTCGCCGATCTGTCCGTCTCCAAGGCCGCCGCCCTGGTCACGGCGCTGCAATCGGCCGCGCTCGGTGCCGGCCAGCCGGATCCGTTGCCCGAGGTGATCGTCAACGTCACGCAGCGGATCCGCATGGAGATCGCGGCCGGCGGCAAGACGCGCCTCTCGGCCACAACTACGACGCTACCGCCCAGCCTCAAGAGCCTGGCGGTGCGCATGGTGCTCCGCGAAGGCCAGAGCCGACTCAACGCCGTGGGCGCGCTGCCACTCAGCGAAGACGAGCGCCAGGAGTCGCGCGACGATCTCCGCTTCCTGGAACGCATCGCCAAGGGCGAGATCACTGTCGAGGAGCCCGACGACCCCGCCGCCACGCCCACCGTGCAGGCCGCTACGCCCAGCCCGCTCATCACCGCCCGCGATCGCCGGTTCACCCGCGACGACCAGGACGGAATCTGACGATGGATGAAATCGAGGCACAACGTCCCTTGCCCAGACCGCGGCCCGTCGTCGGCTGGCCGGGCGGCAAGCAGCGGCTCCTGAAGCACATTCTGCCGCTGATCCCCGAGCACACGCTTTACTGCGAGGTGTTCGGCGGCGGCCTCGCAGTGTTTCTCGCCAAGCCGGAGAGCGACGTCGAGGTCATCAACGACATCCATGGCGACCTGGTGCGCTTCTGGCGCTGCTGCAAATTTCATATCGACGCGCTGATCGACGAGCTCGACCTGGTGCTCAACTCGCGGCGCGAGTTCGAGGACTACGGACAGCAGGTCGGCCTCACGGATATTCAGCGCGCCGCGCGCTGGTTCATCCGCAACAAACTTTCCTTCGGCGGCATGGGCGCCAACTTCGCCATCTCGCGCCAGCATCCCATCGGCTCGCGGGCCCGCCGGCTGCTCGCGATCCGCTCGCTCAACCATCGCCTCGATCGCACGACGATCGAGGAGCGCTCCTGGGATCTGATCCTAGCGGCTTACGATCACCCGGAGGGCTTCTTCTTTTTCGATCCGCCTTATCTCGATGGCGCCGGCCCGGCCTATTCCGGCTGGAGCGAGCACGAGCTCACGCGGTTCTGCCAGCGCCTGCCGAAGCTCAAGGCGAAGTGGCTCTTTTCGTTCCAGGACTGCCCGCAGGTGCGGGATCTCCTGCCTGGCTACGCGCTCAAGCCCATCTCGCGCGCCAATGGCATCGGCAACAACGGCCGCCAGCGCGAGGGCCGCGTCTATCGCGAGGTGCTCATCTGGAGCCAGCACGACGAGCTCGCCGCCGCGCGGAAGGGGAAATCGGCATGAACTATCCGAAGCCGATGCCGTTCAAAGAGGCCCTGCAGGCCAGCCACGTGAAGACGCTCCTGCCGACTTCGATGACGTCCGCGCAGCTCGACCAGCTCTCGGTCGACGTGCGCGAGCGCAGCCGCTTTTCCGCCCAGGTGCGCAGCGCCCTGCACCTCGATGCGATCGACAGCGGCGTCAACCGCCTGGTCGCCGGCGACAGCGACCTCGCCACCCAGCGCCTGGCCGTGAAGGATTTTCTCCGCGGCACGGGCTACATGCCGACACCCGAGACGCGTGGCGGCCTGCAGGATTTCTCCAGCGACGCGCGCATCAACCTGCAGCTGCTCACCAACGCGCAGCAGGCACAGGGCTACGGTTGGTGGAAGCAAGGCCAGGACCAGGTGCTGCTCGATGCCTTCCCCGCGCGCAAGTTCGTCCGCGTCGAATCGCGCCTGGTCCCGCGCACCGACTGGCCGGCACGCTGGAACGCCGCCCGCGCCGCCACGACCACCGATGGCGCGACCGACAGCTCCACCGGCGTCATGGCCGCACTCGTAGGGCACCCGATCTGGGTAGAGTTGAATCGCTTTCGCACCGAGTGGGAGCCCTTCGATTTCGGCAGCGGCATGGGCACGGAAGACATGAGCCGAGCCAAGGCGATCGAGGCCGGCCTGATCGAGCGCGATACGCAGATTTTCCCCCAGGAACGCCCCTTTAACGCTGATTTAAAAGCCACCCCAGAGGTGCGCAGTGCCACCGTGCACGCGCTGCTCGAGCAAAGCGGCGTCGGCCACTTCGACGAGTCCGGAGTGTATGTCTACGGGCCATCGGACGGATCAGGAGGCAACTCATGAGCCTCGCCCTCGAGATCTCGATCCCCGAGGATCCTCGCCCGCAATTCGCGCTCGTGGTCGAGAACCTGCAGCGGCCCGATATCCGCACGGCCATGGGCCGCGCGATCGCCACCAACCTGCGCGAGCATTTCTCCAAACTCGATAGCGAGCGCCCCAACAAACTCGGCGGAAAGCGCACTCACTTCTGGGGCCAGGTGCGACGCAGCGTGCAGCAACCGCAGCTGGTCTTCGGCGATGCCATCCTGGTCGTGATAAATCACATTGGCGCCGCCCAGCGCTATTTCGGCGGCGACATCGTGCCCGTCGACAAAGAGTGGCTGACCGTCCCCGCGCGCACCGAGGCTTACGGCCAACGTGCCCGCGATTTCGACGACCTCCACTTCATCTTCTTCCGCGCCGCCTTGGCCGCCCTCGTGCAGAATGACCAATCCGTGCTCGGCCGCCGCCGCAAGGACGGCACGCGCCGTGGTACGGAAACCGGCGGCGGCATCTTCTTCTGGCTGGTGAAGTCGATCCACCAGGAGCCAGACCCGACCGTGCTCCCGCCCGAGGAAGAGCTGCAGGAGTCCGCCTTCCAGGCTGGCGACGAGTACCTCAAGACTCTCCTCGCACGAGCCGGAGGAAATAACTGATGGCCGCGAATCCCGACAACTTCGAAGAGCGCGTGAGCGTCGTGGTCGACACCGTGCTCGCTGTGCCCGCGGCTGACCCGTACTTCGCCGGCGTGCCGCTGCTCGAGGAGCGTCAAGGCGACATCAACCAGACGATCACGGCCGCGCTTTCCAAGCTCGGACTCTGCGTCATCGTCGTCAGCGCCGATGCCGATGGGGTGGTGCGCAACGGAGCCAGCCTCAGCATGCGCGTGCGCCTGGTCCTGCAGGTGACTGAGCTGCCTTTGCTCAACCAGGGAGCCACGGGCACGAAGAAGCCCGCGCGCAACGTCGCCATGCGGTTGATCAAGGACATCGACCGAAAACCCAACGGCCTCGATGTCGGCCAGCACATGGCCGGCCTCAACGAGATCCTGATCGCTGAAGACCAGCCGTTCAAACTCACGAAAGACCCCCGCTGCATCGTGTACCAGGTCGCCGCCTACACGAAGGTGGAGCTCTAAATTTCCCGATAACCCGTAACCAATAACCGATAACCAATAACTGCGGGCGCGAGCTCGCGCACCTCCATGAACCTCGACAGTAATCTGAATCACACGCGCGCCGAAATCCAGGGCACGCTCCGCCTGCTCCTCTCTCTCGACGCCGCCTTCAAGGCCGCCGCCATCGTCGCCGGCTTCGAGGAATTTGGCGGCCTCACGGGCTGCGAACTCAAGGGCGAGGCCAAGACGGAGCCCAACCTCAAGCCGATCTTCGGCGTCATGCGCCAGGTCGGCCAGACCCCCGGCCTGCTCACGATGGGCTACGAGCTGACGACCAATGAAATCGCCGACGCGCGCAAGTTGAAGTATTTCCTCTCGGCCGCGGCCGGGCAGGATCTCGCGCAGGCCGCAATCGTCGCCGGCGCCGCCGATGCGATCGTGTTCACCAACCAGGTCCCGGCCGTGCTCAATCGCTGGTACGACATCCTCAAGACCAGTGCGCGGGTGCGCTTCCTGTCCGCTTTCGCCGCCGCCGGGCTGGTCGAAGGCACGGACTTCGTGGTCGATTACGAGCAGGGCCAGGTTCGCTTCATCAAGGCGGCCACTCTCCCGGTGGCCAACGTCACGCCGACGATCAGCGCCCCGGCGATCGATGCCACGCACGCGAAGGCGATGAAGGGCCTGCTCCCGCTGCGCAACCAGATCTGGACCGGCTACGCGCGTCTGATCGCCTACGATCAGAACCGCGCCAACCGCGTCGTGTACGAACACAACGATTTTTCCTTCACGCTCACGATGGGGAAGAATTTCGGCATCAAGCACGACAAGCAGAGCGAGGCCAGCATCACGCTGATGGTCGCCGCCGACGAAGGCACGATTCTCCACCGCGACTGACGCGCTGGAGAATCCGGTTCTGGGTTCTGAGTTTTGGGTTTCGGGTTTCCAACTCGGAACTCTGAACCCGGAACCCGGAACTCCCACCGTCCGACCGTCCACCGCCGTCCGCCATCTGTCCTCCCTCAGTCCCTCAGTCCCTCAGTCCCTTTCTCCCTCAGTCCCTTTCTCCCTCAGTCCCTCATTCCCTTTTTCCTATGAATCTCATTTTAGAAACCACCACGGGCCTGCTCGTGCCGCCGGGCGCGCAGCTCACGCTGGCGCGCGGCGGGCTGCAGGCCGTCCTGGTGCAGTTCCTCACCAACGCCGTGGCGGCCCTGCTGCCGAACGGCGCGCCGATCGCGCTGCGCCTCTATGCACCCGGCGACCTGGTCAACCCGATCGCCACGCTCTCCGCCTTCACCGCGCTGCCCGCCGATCTCGCCTACCGTGGCGCGATCGACACGGTCGCCGGCGGCCTGGCCAACGTGCAATCCGGAACGTTCCTCGCCAAGCTCTCCTACGGCAGTCCGAACGTCGACTCAGCCCCGTTCCAGATTGTCTATGGCATCGGCTCGGCCGCCGCCGGCGCCGTGCCGCAAACCGTGATCTCGTCGCCCACCGGACCGGTCAACTACGTCGCGGACCTCGGCTTCTTCGGCGGACGCGTCACGGTCGACCAGATCGAGGGCTTCCTGCGCGTGAAGTCGCCCTGCAACCTGCTCGGCCTGCAGCTCAACGCCCAGGACGCGCCCACCGGCGCGGCCCTCCTGGTCGACATCGTCAAAGGCGGCGTGCCCCAAGGCTCGATCGCCACGCTCAGTGCGGGCCAGAAAGCCGAGGAGACGATCTTCGGCACACCCGTCGCGCTCGCGATCGGCGACATCGTGCAGTTCAAGCCGACGCAGGTCGGCAGCACCAAACCCGGCACCAACCTCACCGTCAAAGCCATCATCCAGCTGTTGTAGGGCGGGATCGCCGAATCCCGCCGCTCCCTCGAAAGGACACCACCCATGAAACTCCGATTTCTCCCTCTCCTTCTTCTGTCCCTAGTGTTCGCGCCCTGGGCGCGAACGCAGCAGGACATCGACGCGGCCGACATCAAAACCGGCACGCTTCCATCCGCCCGCCTGCCGGCCCTGACCGGCGACGTGACGACCACCGCCGGCTCTGCCGTCACCACGCTCAGCAGCGCAGCGCCGGCGCTGGTGAACGTGGCCAACAGCCACGCGGCACGCCAATGGCTATTCTTCGATGGGACCGCAGGCGCTACAGTTGCGCCGGTTCCGGCGTTTGGCACTGGAGACTTTACCGTCGTGTTCACGGTTTGTCCTACCGGATTTCCCGCTAACTATTGTGAAGCCATCTGGGGCTACGGGGGTGCTCCGATTCTCAGCTTCACAACCTCCGGCACACTTCGGGTTGGAAAATCGGGCTTAGTTCCGCACTTTATCAGCGCAGCGACAGCCGCGATCGGACGCGTGGATCAATTTGCGATCACGCGAGTGGGTGGCGTCATGTCTGCACTCAAAAACGGTCAGCTCGTAGATTCTGTCAGCGGAGACACGACGAATTACACCCAGCCTCTCTCTGTGATCAACCGGGCGGCTTTGGACCAGGAGGCATCTCTGCCAGGAAGACTGACGGTCGATGGCATCTATAATCGCGGACTTTTGTCGACCGAAGTCACTGACTATTTTGCCACGCAAAAATTGCCCAGCTGGGCGACTCCAGCGACGGCTCCAGGGGAAAAATATGCCACTGACTTTTCAACATCCGCAGGCTGGTCGTTTGCCCCGCCCAGCGAAATATCCGGAGGGAAATTGTTTCTGGGCAATGCCGTCTATGCGGCCGGCCCGAACGCCACCGCGATGGTTGCCGGCCAGCGGTATTTTTTCACTATTACAGTCGAGAGTCTCACGGCTGGTAATATCTGTTTTTTTGACGGGCAAAACTATATCCAATTCGCGGAAAGCCCAGGCACTTATCAGGTGGACTTCACGGCCGTTGCCGCGTCCGGCGCCATATTTCTAAAAACCGGCGGAGGAGATGCCGTTTGTGACAATTTTTCGTTCTCACTCGCCGGCGCGCTCTTTCTTCCCGACCAATCTGAGCCCGGTCTCGGCCCGCAGTGGCGCGGCTACGGCGCCCAGATCAACCTTCCCGGCGACGGCGTGACCGGCGGCGTGACCTGGGCGCAGCCTTCAGCCCAGCGCGCTTCGTTCACGGCCATGGTCACCGGCAGCGGCTACCTGCTCGGCCGCGACGGTCGCCACATCCCGCCCGGCTGCGTGATCGATTCGATCTATGCCAAGGGCAATGGGACGTTCTCCCTCGGCGGATCGGGTGCGGACCTCACCAGCGTGGTCAACGGCCAGGAGGCCACCGCCACGGCCGCGCCCGTCACTCTGGCGGGCCGCACGACCACCACCGGCAAACTCTACGGCACGCTCGGCACCGCGACGAACGTGGTTCTCACCATCGACCTCAAAAAGCTATAGCCATGCGCACGCTGCTATTTCTTCTTTCACTCTCACTTTCCCTTTCACTCGCGGGCGCTGCCGCGCCAGCGGAGCGCCCCGTCTGGTCGCCCCGCATCGTGGCAACCGCCGATGGCACCTTGCTGCGCGTGACACGCGTCGACGCGATCGACATTGCCTTCGACGTGGTCGCGGCCGATGGCACCGACTCCCACGGCCAGCCGCTCTATCGCACGATTGCGCCGGCGCAGGCCGTCCCGCCGCTGCCAGGCTACGATCCCGCCACGGCTACCGAGCTGCCCACCGATGCCGCGATCGCCGCGCACATCGCCAGCGAACTGGCCAAGCCGCCTCCGGAGCCGCCCGTCTATCGCGTGCTGAAGGACACCATCGTCCAGCGCATCAAGGCGGCCGGGAAACTCACCCAGCTCGCCGGCATGATCGCCGGGCTGCCCGCCGACCAGAAGTTCGAGTTCGATCAAAGCAACTGGTTTTCGAGCAACAACGCCCTGCTCGTCGGCGGCTGCACCCAGCTCGGCCTAGATCCCGCCGAGATCCTGGCTCCCGATCCTTTGGCGCCGTAACGCCGCGCTGTGCGCGGCTCCTCCTCCCTCAGTCCCTCATTCCCTCACTCCCTTCCTCCCATGCCTCCCACCATTCTCCGCCCGCAAATCACCGTGAAGCTCGCTTCCGGCGAGATCGTCGTCCGCGACCTGCCCTGGCAGGACTCCCTCGAATTCCTCAAACGCCTCTCGGTCCACGCCAAAGATCTGTTCCAGGGCGCGATCACGATCACCGCGGAAGGCAAACCGCAGGTCGATCTCGCAGTGTTGCTGCCGAAGCTCTCCGATCTCGTGGTCAATACCGGCGAGCTCGCCGGATTCCTGCTCACGAAGAGCACCGGCAAAGACGAAGCCTGGCTCGCCTCTCTCGGCACGATCGAAGCGGTCGCGCTCCTGGACGCCGCCCTCGAAGTCAACCTGTCGGAGGGACTCATCGAGCTGGGAAAAAAGGTAGCCGGACGACTGGCTCGGGTCACACCGGCGGGATTGACGACGAGCGGTACGCCGGACTCGCCGACTTCCTGATCGCCCAGGGCCATCCCGCGGACGCCGTCCTCTGCCAGCGCCCGTGGGGTTACACCCTGCGCCAGCTACATCTCTTCTGCTGCGCCGCCAACGAGCGCATCGAGAAACAAGGTCCGAGGTTTTAGCCCACTGTCTACCGTCCGACCGTCTACCGTCCACCGTCACCCATGGGAATGGCCAACACGCTTTCCGTCCTCCTGAACTTCAAGACCGATCTCTCCGGTCTCACGAAGTTCACGGACGCGCTCACCCAGCGGATGGCGTTGGTGAACGATCTCAACGCCAAGCTGCAGGGCGGCGCCAACGCGGTTAACTCTGCCCTGCAGGTCGCCGCCGGCTACTTCGCGGTCGGCGCGCTGAAGGACTATGCGCGCGAGGCGATCGGCGCGCGCCAGTCGCAGGCCGCCCTGGCCCAGGCGCTCAAGCAGACGAAACAGGACTCCACCGCGTACCGCACCGAACTCGCCAGCCAGGCCACCGCCCTCCAGCAGGTCACGGGTTTGGAAGACGAACAGATCGCCGCCGTGCAGCGGCAGTTGGTTTTCGGCAAGGCCTCGCGCAAGGACATGGCCGATCTCACCCGGCTCACGCTCGATTTCGCGGCCGCCAAGGAGATCGATGTCGTCTCGGCCGCCAAGGCGGTGGGCAAGGCGCTGCAGGGCGATGGCGACGAACTCAAGCGCTACGGTGTCGAGGTCGACCTGGCCAAGGGCAAAGTCGAGGCGCTGCGCGACGGACTCGGCAAATTCGCCGGCCAGGCCGGGCAGAAATTCGGTTCCCTGCCTGAGGGCATGCGCGATCTGCAGATCGCTTCGGTCGAGGCCAAAAAGTCCGCTGGCGAGGCCGTGCTCGCGATCGCTGATCCGTTTTTAAAGGGCTTGGCCGATGGCATCAAGGCGATCAACGGCCAGCTCGATACGATGGCCGAGCACGGCTCGATCGTGAAGGACGTCCTGGTCGGCATGTCCAAGGCGGCCGGTTCCTTTGTTGGTTCCAATCTCAACTGGCTGCTGACGGCCGCGGCCGGGCTGCTGGCGATCAAGGCGGGCAGCTACCTGGCTGCGCAGGGGCTGGCAATATTGTCGGGTGGTTTCATGGCGCTCACCGGTACCGGACTGGTCCCCATGCTTGCCCGCTTGATCCCGATCGTGTCGCGGTTTGGCCTTCTCGCCACTATCGCTGCCGGGGGCTGGCCCGTCGCACTAGCTGCGGGTATCGCCCTTGTCGGCAGCGCACTCGCCGCCCTGGCCATCGGCTCGGTGGTTATCAACGGCATCACTGAAGCCCAGCTCGGCCGCCTCGATCGCGAACAGAGAATCCGCGACGCGATCTACGACCAGACCAAATCGCTAAACGAGCAGATCGCGGCCATGCGGAATCTCGCCGATGTAAGTGCGGCGAAAAAGAAGGCGGCGGCCGACCTCGAGGAAACGCGCAAGCAGATCAAAGCCCTGGAGGAAGCCCAGACGGCCTCCGCAAATCGTCCAAAGATTCCCGGCCAGCATTTTTCCTCTAAAGGCTTCAGCGAAGAAGAAGACGCCAAGCTCGAGGCGCTGCGTTTCACTGAAGGGCTGCAGGCGCGCAAAGTGCAGATGCTGGACTCGCCCGCCTTTCAACAGCGGGTGATCAACGAGAATCAGAAGAAAACCGATGCACAAACGGCAGCCGATGCGACCAAGAATTTTGATTCCGGCGCCAACCAGAAACTGCAACAGGAGCTGGAAATCTTCGATATCGAGACGCGCATCCTGGAGGCTAAAGACAGTGGAGACACCATCGAAGAAGCGAATCTCACCAGGCTGCGTGACCAATTGAAACTTCGGCAAGCCCTGGTCGGCGTTGCCGGCTCGGACGCGCGGACAAATACCGAAGCAGAAAAGCTCTCCCAGCAGCGCCTCGATGCCGAGCAGGCCGCCCGCGACAAGAAGCTCGTGGATGAGAAGCGCGCCTCCCAGCTCAAGGTCGACGACGCCCGCCAGCTCGCGGACATCGATCTCAGCATCCGCGAGGCCGACGACGCCGGCAACACCGCCGAGGCCGATCGTGAACGCCGCGAGCAGCGCCGGCTGCAGCTGCGCCGCGAGCTGATCGACGCCTCGGTCGACGATGCCGCCCGGATCGCGGAGGCCAACCAGCTGATCGAGGATCAGCTAGATCTCGAAGATCGCCTGCTGCAAAAGGAACGCACCCGCCAGAATGAAGAGCGCGCCCTGGAGACCAGACTGGGCGAGATCGCCGACGCCCGCGCGCTCCTGGAGAATAACCGTTATCTCTCCGCTGAGCAGAAACGCCAGGCCAGCCTAATTCTCCTGCGCGACGAAAACGCCGCCCTCGATGCCCGCATCGCCAAGCTGCAGGAAGAAAACAAGACCGCCTCGCCCGAGGTCGTCAGCCAGAACGCCCAGCGGATCGAAGGCTACAAGCGCACCCGCGCCGGCAACCTCGGCACGATGGAAGCCAACGGCTCCCAAACCATCGGCCAGGGCATTCGCCAGGGGATGGATGGCCAGGGCGGTTTCATCGACGGTATCGGCACCGCGGCTCAGAACGCCGCCAACGCAGTTACCAGCACGCTCAACTCTGCCCTGCAGGGCACGAGCGATATCCTCTACAATCTCGCCACCGGCTCCATGTCTTTCAAACAGGCTTGGGGCGCGGCCACCCTGCAGGTGGGCCAGCAATTCGCCCGCATGGCGACCGACATGGTCGCAAAAATGATCTGGAAGGCGACGGTCGAGCGCGGCCTGATCGCGATCTGCACCGCTCTGCATATCGGCGGCGAAACCGCCAAGACAGGAGCAACTCTCACAGGCGGTGGCATCCGCCTGGGTGTGGCGATCAAGGAAGGACTCGCCGCCGTGTACTCCGGCGCCGTGGGCGCATTCAAGGCGATGGTTTCGATCCCCTACGTCGGCCCGATCCTCGGCGCGATCGCGATGGCCGCGGCTCTCGCCGGCGGCCTCGCCCTGATCGGCAAAATCGGCCACGCCGATGGCGCTATCATTAGCGGTCCAGGTGGATCAACCGACGACCGGATCCCGGCGATGCTCTCGAACGGAGAGGCCGTAACCCGAGCTTCATCTGTCAGTAAATTTGGCAGTTCATTTTTCAATCGGCTCAACGCGGGCATTCTCGATCTCTCTACATTGCCCGGCAACGTCTCCCGCGGCATGGCCTCGCCCGCTTACGCCGCGGCTGGAGCAGGCGCCTCCGGAGGCGGGGGCGGCGGAAGTTCGCAGGCGGCCGCAAACGGCTCGGACGTGAAGGTTTTCAACGCCTTTTTCAACGACCGCCCGTCTGCTGAGCAATGGCTCAGGTCGAAGGACGGAAAGCGCAACCTCATCCAAATGCGCGGCGACCTCGGCCAGGAGACCTAGCCCGTGTCGTTTTTCCACCGCACGGTTTTTCTCGGTCACGATCTGGCGCTCTTTCTGCCGGATCCGAATTGGCGCTGGTCGCTGGAAATCACCCACCGCCTCATCACCGAGATCGAGACCGGCGGCACTTCGCGCGAGAACCGACGCCCGAAGCACTATTTCCTCCGCCACGAATTGGGCGCGACCTGGACGTTCCCCCGGACGGAGACCGCCGACCTGCAGGCGGCGCTCTGGAACCTCGCCACGCCGGTTGAAGGCGAACGCGTTTACGTGGGGCTGCCGATCTTCGTCGACCAGCTCGCACCGGCGCGCTGGGCCGAGAAGATCTACGACGCGCAGTGGGTGCTCAATTACGACGAGACCGGCTACTCGCTCCACGCGCGCGACGATCTGCCCGAGGCTCCCGTTCGGCGGTGGTTTGCGCCCCTCATTGTCGGCCGCCTGCAGCAGCGCCCGAAGCTCACTCCTCTCGACGACCAAAAGGCGCAAGCTGCGTTGCGCCTGGTCGAGAGATCGCCGTGGGATTTCCGCATTGCGCCCGCGACCCAGGCGGTCGGGGCTGATTGGCCGGAGGCGCTGGACGCCAACTGGCGCGAGCTGCCCCAGGACTGGACGGAAGACGTGATCGTGTACCAGGACGTGGGCGCCGGCCGCGTAGAGGCCCTCGATGGCCAGGAGGGCGCCGTAAACCGCGCGCAGAGCTTCCTCGTCACGCTCGCGAATCGAGCGCAGGCGCGCACGCTGATCAACTTCTTCTATGCGCGCAAAGGCTGCGTGCAGGCGTTCAATGCGCCGTGGTTGTTGCGGCCGGGTGCCGATCTGCCGGAGACGCCGCACACCACGAAAACGCGCTTCGCCGAAGATACGCTCAAGCTGACCTATACGAGCGACGAGTGCGCCAGCGCCAAGATCGCGATGCGCCAGGTGCCGTGGGAGATCGCCGGCGTCGCCGGCGAGACGCCTGAGCAAGCGGCCGACGCCTACTACTACAAGTTCTTCCTCGACGTCGACGGTGGCCCGGTTGTGTGGCGCTTCACCAACTGGGAACACGACCTGGTGCGCACCGAGAGCGGGGCGCCGGCGACCTACCGGGGCGACGTGAACGCGTTCTTCCAGCACGACAAGATCACGCACGCCACCGATCTTTCCGACGAACCCGTGACCCTCGGCTCGTGGATCTTCGCCGGCAACCCGCTCGTGCGGGTGATTCAGCGCGTGCTCGACGTGCCGCTGCAACTCGAAATTTGGAAGGGCGATCCGGCCTACCCTAACGCGGCGCAACTCGTGTATAGCGGCGAGGTGCTCGATGCCGACTCCGAGGGCCGCCGACTGTCGGCGGCGACGTCCGTCCTCGGCGGGCTGCTCGACGTGAAGGTGCCAAACTTCTTCTTCGGCCCGGTCTGCAATTACGGCTTCTGCAGCGTCGGCTGCACGCTCGATTCCGCAGATTGGCTCCTCGCCGGCACGATCGAGAGCCAGGTCGGCAGCGATCTCACGATCGCCGTGACGAGCAATCCGCCGGCTGCCGCGCTGGGCAATGACTACTTCGCCAAGGCGTGGGTGAAGAGCGGCACGGGCGAAAACTACGAACTGCGCCAGATCGTGCGGTCGCTGGATCTCGGCGGCGGCCGGCAGCAGTTCAAGCTCAAGCGCCCGCTGCGCCAGGTGGTCGTAAACGCAGCGGTGACGTTCCGTCCCTATTGCTCGGGCACGCGCGCCGAGTGCGACGAGAAATACGGCAACTATATCAACTTCGGCGCGCACCCGCACATCGGCCCGCAAAACCTCAGCGTGCCGACCCGTGAGGAGAGCGCCCAGACCGGCAAGAAGTAACCCTCCAACGATTCACCATGAAACCATTCTTCGCTGAACAATCCCGCCAGGACGCACTCTGGGCCGAGGGCAAAAAATGGGAGCATACGCCGTTCTTCGCCAACGCCGCGTCGCTCGGTCACGGCGTCGGTTGTGTCGAGCTCATCCACGAGATGATGACTGCGCCCACGGTGGCCGCGACGCCGCGCCTCGATCCGCTGCCACGCTATACGCTCGACCACGGCCATCACGCCACGAACTCGCAGCTCCTGCGCTTCCTCTTGGATCACCCGGCGTTGCGCGGTCGCCTCGTGTTCGTGCCTTTCGAGGCTCCACGCCTGCCGGGCGACATGCTCGGGGTCATGAGCGGCCAGCTCGATCATCACCTCGCGTGTGTGCTGCCCTGGAACAAGGTCATCCACGCGATCGAGGGGCCGGGCGTGGTCATTCACGAACTCGCCGACGACAAGCTTACCCGGCGCACGCTCTACGTGCTGCGCTTCCTGGAAGTCTTTCCCGCCTCACCGTCTTCCGGGTCTTCCTCGTCTTCCGTATGAGCTTTGGTGGAAAAGCCAACCTTCCCACGAAGTCGCCGAAGACGGCCGGCCTCGATGCGAGCGACACTTCGACCAACGAACAGGCCGTGCCGGTGCCGTGGTGGATCGGGCCGGACGCCCGGCCGCTGACGTGGATCGTGCCCGAGGTCTATAATCAGCGTACCGTCGAAGTCCGCCAGAAGGTTTCCAAGGGCAAGGAGCAGGTGGTCGGTCACCAGTACTATGGCGACGTCGCCGGCATCGCCGGCCTGGGCCTGTTGCGCTGCCTGCGCTGGATCGAGAGCAATGGCGATCTGGTGTGGACGGGCTGCATCGTGAGGCCGGACAATCCGACGCATCCCGACTACTGGCGCGTGCTCGTCACGACGTCGGTGGGGAAGTTCTATATCTATTGGGGCCGGCCAAACCAGCCGATCGACGACATCCTGCTCGGGCCGCTGGGCAACGCCAACGCGACACTGCGGCATCCGGCGTATCGTCATCAAATCCTCGTCGTCATCATCGACTACTATCTCGGCGATGGCAGTGGTGCGGTGCCCAACACGCGCATTGGCGGCGATCGCGAGCCGCGGCCGGCGGTGGGCAATTTCCCGGCGATAGGCAACGCCACGCAGGGCGAGAGCATCGTCGCGGGCATGCTCGAGCTGGCCACGAGCCCGATCTTCGGTGCGGGCATTCCGGAGGCTCGCTTCAATGCTGCCGAATGGGAAGCGCTCTCAGCGGCGGTGATCGCGCGGGCCGGCTGCTACGCGCCCTCGCTCGATCGGGCGCGGCCTTTGCGCGACATCGTGAAGGATTTTCAGGGCTACTACGATGGGTTCTGCCGCATCGAAAACGGCCTGCTGCGCCCCGGATTCTTCCCGCACGACGGCACCGTGCCGGCGGGACTGACCGAGTTGTCGGTGCATGACTTCGTGGAACAGCCGCGCGTAAAGGCCGGCACGCCCTCGAAGACGATCAACGACGTTCTCATCGTCTATCGCGACGGCGGCGACCTGCTGAAGAAGAAACCGGTCAGCGACTCCGCCTCCGACAACGTGGAGGCTCGACACGCACACGAGACGGCCTCCGTGGAAATGCTCGCCATCATCGATCCGCAGCAGGCGCACGCCTTCGCCGCCGAAGCCGCCGCCACGGGCGCGGAAAGCGAATGGGATGGCTCGATCAAGGTACGGCGTCCGCGTGCCGTGTGGGCCAGCGGACAGCCCCTGCAGGCGGGCGACAACTTCAACCTCGATCTGATCGCGCCCGAGGTGGACCAGGTGTCGCGCATCATGAAGCGCACCGATCCTTACACCGGCTCGCCCACGCTGGAGATCGTCGCCGAGCGCGGCGTGTACCCCACGCCCTATTTACGGCCCGCGGATCTGCGGCCGGCGATCGGCAAGGTCGTGCCGCTGGCGATCGCACACGCGCGCATCTTCGAGCTGACGCCGGCACTCGCCGGCACACCGATCGGCCTGCCGGTGAGTGTGCTCGCGTTGCGCCCCCGCGCGGAGTTCGACGAGATCCCGCTCACTACGGCGAACGTGCTCGGGTTCAATCTGTGGTATTCCGCGACGGGTGCCTCCTACGACTCGCTCGGCCACATGGTGGGCTGGGCGATGCGCGGCACGCTGCGGACGGCTCTGGCCAACTCCACGGCCGACGCGACGGTACAGCTCGCGATGGATGCCGACAATCTCGACCTCGGCCGCCTCGCGTCGCAGAGCGCGGAAGGCCAGGCCAACGACAACCTGCTCGTCGTGATCGGCGATGAAGTCTTTTCGAGTGGGGCCATCTCGCTCAGCGCGCTCAACTACGACTACGCCTGCAAGCGGGCGCGCCAGGGATCACTGCCGGCGGCACACGCGCAGAATGCCGAGGTGTGGGTCATCTACCGCGACGAGCTGGCTGTGTTCACCCACAAGCGTTTTGTCGAGGATCAGGACCGCACCTTCAAGCTGCAGCCCTATACTTCGTCGGCGATCATCGAGCTGGCCGACGTGGAACCGCTGACCTACCACTTCCGCGATCGCGCGGACGAACTCCCTGTCGTCGTGATCAACGCGATGGCGGCGGGATTGAAGGTGGGCCTGGCGTATTCCGTCTCGGGTTCCATCTCCGATGTGAACGGAGACCTGGCGTCGTTTCAGGTCAACGCGGTACGGCTCACCGGAACGGGCGGCGCGGTTGACCAGGAAGTCACGCTGCAGTCCGGCGAGTTCGCGCCGGACGACAAGGCACTCTATACGTTCAAGGCGCCGGTCGTGTTTCCGATGGCGGGGATCTGGCTCATTGTCGTGCGCGCTTACGACGAGCGGGTCGGCTTCACGGAAGCGCAAACCGCCGAGCTGACCGTAGCGCTTGGCAACGGAGGCTACGGGCCGGACGACGGCATCACGCCGAACGCGGTGACAGGGGTGAGTGTGACTTCTGGCCTTGAGGCGCTCATTTTGCAGTGGACCAACCCCACCAACACGCCGCTGCGGTACATCTACCTCTACGAGAGCACAACGGCGGTGAAGCCAGCGAATCCGTCGTTTATCGTGATCGCGCCGCAGGGGTTCTATTTCCGCACGGGTTTACCGGAGGGGGCGGTGCGCTACTACTGGCTCGAAGTCGAGGGAATGAATGGTCGAAAGAGTGCTGTCAGCGGGCCGCACTCCGCCACGGTTCTCACCTGGCCGGTGGTCGATGATATCAATTCTCGCCTCAGCGTGAAGGTGCTTCGGCAGGCCACTGCGCCGGACGACCCGAATGTTGGCGATCTCTGGTTCGATACCACGAATCAAAACCAACCCAAGGTGTGGAATGGAAGCGCCTGGATCGCAGCCCGCGACGCGCTGATCACGACGCTCAACAGTCAGGTTAACGACTCGACGACAGGGCTGGCGGCAACGCGGGCGGAAGTGTTCAGTGGAGCGGCCACCTGGGCGGATGCCGACAGCGCCCTGGCCACGCAGATTAGCTCGGTGTCTGCGGCGACTACGACCGCGCAAAATACCGCGAATGCTGCGGTAACATCGGCCGCCACCGCCCAGGCAGGCGTGAATAGCGTAGCAGCCGAGTATGTCCTGCAGGTCGTGACTGATACTGGCGGCAACCGACGCATTGCGGGTTTCCGCGTCACCAACCAAGGCGGCGCGGGCGGCGGCACAGATATAGTTCTGCAAGCCGACAAGGTCGCCATCGTGAACAGCGCTGGGGCGAACATGAAAGCGCCCTTCGCGGTTGTGCTTGATTCAGACGGTGTGAGCCGCGTGTACCTCGACACGACGATCATTCGCAGCGCCGCCATCACGAACGCGATGATTCTGAGCTTACTGGCGGATAAAATCGACGCCGGCACGCTTACCGCCATGACGCTGGTGGCCGGGAAAATCGCCACGGATTTCGCGATGTTTAACCGGGCAACTCTGGGCTCGACCTTCCCGTCCTCCGCGGTGCAGCAGGGCACGGCCGACAATGGAGGCATGGGCTACTCCAATCTGACCGTGACCGGCACGGCTGTGTACTGGCTGACTTTTTACGGCTGGAACACCGGTACCGGATTCGCGGAAAACCGGTACGGGAAAGCGAATGCCAGGTTCCTCTGCATGCTCAATGGCGCGGCGCATGCGGCGGCGGGTTCATACATCGAGTTTGAAATCGTTTTCAGGGTCAACGGCGGGTCGTTGGTCCAGGTGAATCCCTTTGTGCACAGTGTCATGCCTGGCAACCCCTCGCTCTCTTTGGCTTCGGGTTGCGCGATCGACGGGTTGGGCGGGGACGATTATGTCGAATTTGGGGTGCGCGCGAAGAGCCCGGACAACGCCAGCCTCGTCGACGTCATGGCCATGACCGTGGTGGCCCTGAATTTCTAGCCATGAAAGTCCGACAAGTCCTCATCGCGCGTGCCGGCAATTCCACGCATTTCGCCATCACAGGCCGCGTGGAACTAGCCTGCGAGTCCGTAGAGAGCGTCGACGAGCGGACCATCAAGGTCCGTCTCCTCGAGGCAGGCGCCGGCCTGGCCGCGGGCGCTGTCATCGTGGCCCCCAAGACAGAGATCGTCGAAGAAGAGGGTTGA